CCGCTTCGCTTTCCTGCCACAGACATATCCTGGCAAGGAGAGCCGAAAGTAATAATATCTACTGGTTCAATCTTGCCGCCGTCCATAGCGGAGATATCACCATAATGTTTCATAAACGGAAACCTCTTTGTGGTCACCCTTACGGCGAAGGGTTCAACCTCGGATGCCCAAACAGGAGTGATTCCCGCAAGGACTCCTCCAAGCGGGAAACCACCCGAGCCATCAAAGAGACTCCCCAGTTTCAAGTTCATCATTGCCTTGAGCCTCCACTTCTTTTACGAGTTCGGAATAAGGAATCTGTCTGCCGCCGCGAATTACATAAACGCCTTCGGCATTCCCGGTGTCATCCACGTAACGTCTCAAAATGACCGATGCATATTTCTCATCAAGCTCCATTGTGTAACAGATGCGTCCCGTCTGCTCACACGCCATCAGCGTAGAACCAGAACCACCAAAGGCGTCAAGAACAATTGAATTCTCCTGGGAGGAGTTGCCGATGGGATATGCAAGCAGATCAAGCGGCTTACTTGTGGGATGATTGGCGTTGCGCTTGGGCTTATCGAAGTTCCAAATGGTGGTCTGTTTACGGTCGGAATACCATCTGTGCTTTCCGTTTTGAAGGAAGCCGTAAAGGACAGGCTCGTGTTGCCACTGGTAATCCGAGCGTCCGAGCACCAGGCTGTTCTTTGCCCAAATACACACGCCTGCAAGATGGAAGCCTGCGTCTACGAAAGCCTTACGGAATGTGAGGCCTTCGGTGTCTGCGTGAAATACGTATGCAGCACCGCCGCTTTCCATATGCGCCACCATATTGTCAAACGCCTTACGAAGGAAGTTATAAAACTCTTCGTCCTTCATACTGTCATTCTGAATGGTAAGACCGCTTTTGCTCTTGAAGGATACACCATAGGGCGGGTCGGTAACGATGAGGTTGGCGCGATGACCGTCCATCAATTTTGATACGTCATCGGCATTGGTGGCATCACCGCAATAAAGACGGTGTTTTCCGACCACCCAGACATCTCCCTTCTCCACGAAAGCGGCTTTTTCAAGCGCCTCGGAAAGATCGTAGTCATCATCCTCGACTTCTTTTTCTTCAGTCCCGAGAAGATCTGCCAACTCATCATCACCAAAGCCCGTGAGTGAGAGGTCAAATGCCTCTGCCTGCAACGCTTCGATTTCAACGCGGAGAAGCTCTTCGTCCCATCCTGCGTCAAGAGCCATACGGTTGTCGGCAATGATATAGGCTTTCTTCTGTGCTTCGGTCAGATGGTCAACGAAGACACATGGTACTTCTTTGATACCTTCCTCTCGGGCGGCAAGAACACGACCGTGACCGGCGATAATGCCAAAGTCACGGTCGATAATAACAGGATTGATGAAGCCGAACTCACGAAGGCTGGAACGGAGTTTGCCGATCTGCTCGGGTGAATGTGTTCGCGCGTTGTTTACATAAGGGACTAGCTTATCCAGGGGGACAAGCTGCATATCGGTTGTGGTCTTCTTGCTCATATCAGCGCCTCCCTAAAATGACATCCTTCCGCAAGGTGCTCATAGTCCCTGTCGAGTAGATTGAGTTTCTCGATGATGCCCAGAGGGGTAAGGTCGTAGTTCTCACGAACATAATCTTCCAGAGGGAGATTCTTATCGTTTTTCACCACCACGGATACAGGCTCTGCAATACCAATAGCGTATCCAAGCTGTACCTCGCACCACTTGAGCTTATAGATATCAAGCAGCTTGCAAGCCAGGTGTCTAGCCATATAGGTTGCAGAGCGGTCAACCTTCGTGGGGTCTTTACCCGAGAAAGCGCCACCGCCGACTGCACAATAGCCACCATACTGGTCACACACAATTTTACGTCCGGTTAACCCACAATCTGCGGTGGGACCACCGAGTGTCCATGTGCCCGAAGGATTGATAATCAGCTCAGGCAGTTCGTGCTCACCGAAGATGTTCTGAATCAGCGTTGTAACTTCTGCCTTCACATCATCAAGCGTTGCCATATACTTGTGGCAAACAGACACGAGGATGGTCATAACCGAATCGAGCGTAGGCTCTGCATCGAGGTCAACGGTTACCTGAGTCTTTGCATCGCCCTTGAAGGGACAGTTGGGATTGGTTTCGATATCGGTTTCAATGGCGGAAATGATTTTATTTGCAAGGTCGAAACCGAAGGGTAAACGGCTCTCTGTCTCGGCGGTTGCGTAACCAAACATAATGCCCTGGTCGCCTGCACCGATTTTCTTTTCAGATGTGACCGCCTCGTTGATTTCGTGGGACTGCTTGCCAATAAGGTTGATAACCGCATCAACGGTATAGCCGAGCTTGTTTGCGACCCTGCGGACAATATCGATGTAATCGACCTTGGCGTTCGTGGTAATCTCACCACCAAGGACGACCGTGTTATCCTTTACCATCGTTTCAATACCACAATGGCTATCTCTATCCTGGGAAAGACACTCGGTAAGAATGGCATCCGAAATCTGGTCGGCAAATTTGTCAGGGTGATATTTACTGATTTGTTCTGTTGAAAAAAGTCTCATAGCAATTTCCTTTCGTTAGTTATTTCCGCGTCGCGCGGTTAGAAGTCTTTCCATCAGGTCATCGTGCGGTGTGGCCCCACCATAATCAACCGAGCAGTTCTCTTTTACAATTTGGTGTATTGCGAACCACGTCGCATTGACCTGCTTCATGTAGTCTCGGCTCATCGCAACGAAAGGACTGGCAATCGCATTTCCTGTAGTCGGATGCTTTGCAAGAAAACCGAATTCCGAAATTGCCTCTTCACACTGTATCCATCGGGATACGCTCATTGCGTACTGCTCTATCTGCTGAAGCGTTACGAGTTTTTCGCAACCACAATTCTTCAGCCACTTGTATGTAGCAATGAAAACATCCTCGGCGCACAGATCCTTGCCCGACTTCTGCTTTGCTTTGAGATAATCTTTCACGGGCGGAATGTCGTAGCCTTCTATGTCCGCAGGCTGTGGCAGAATCTTTTCACCATCTGCCGTGCCGTCATTGATTTTGTCTATCAAAGCCTTCTTTTTAGGTCCGGTTCCAGGTCTGGGACCGCCACGGTTTGTGCCATCTTTGGCCATCGTTTTGCTCTCCTTTCGATTGATTTTTGTGGTGAGGGGTTAATACCCTGTTTGAATACGAATTTTTGCACACGGGAGCCCCAGCCCGCTGTCAACAATTTAGGTCCCGGAGATTTTGACCGCCCCTGGGATCTTTCTCACTTGTTGTGCCAGCGGTCTCCCATCTCTGCTGTTATCCGAGAGTGGCAAGACTTACAAAGTGCCATCAAATTCGATTCATCGTGTGTCCCACCTTTTTCCAGAGGCAGGATGTGATGCACTTCCTTGGATGGGGTAAGCCTTCCGTGTTTTTCACACGCCTCGCACAGCGGATGTGCCTTGATGTATTTGTTTCGTACACGCCGCCAAGCTGACCCATAACGCTCGCCACTGTCATAAGGACGTTCGTATTTGTTGTATCGAGTGTTCATCACCCTGGTGTGCTCCTCGCAGTAACGAGCGTGGGTGAGCTTGGGGCAACCAGGATAGCCACACGGTTTCTTTGGCTTTGTTGGCATTGGTTACCTCCTCTTAGGTATAAGAAAAGCCCGCGCAGATTGCTCTACACAGGCTTTCGTTTTATACTTTCGCAATTATATTATAGCACACTTACAAGGCGGTCATGTTGTGACAAAAGCGGTCAAACCTGGTCAACTTTAAGATTTTTCAAAAATTTTTTACTGTGTTATTCCAAAGCTTCTAAGAATTCCCTCGTCAACCTTAGCCATTGTTGTATCACTCAGATGTCCTATGAACTTTGTAAGCCTCTGTTTATCTATGGTTCTTATCTGCTCCAGAAGAATGGTGGAGGAAGACCAAAGACCACCTTCGTTATTGTAGACCGTTATGTGCGTAGGAATCGGTGGCTTATGTTGGCTGCTGGTCGGTGCAACGATGATGGTGTTGCTGTAGCGGTTACCTACGTCATTCTGCAGAACCACAACCGGTCGAATGCCACCCTGCTCGGAACCTTCACCCCAACCTAAGTCCGCCATGAATACATCTCCCTTTTTGATTATCATGGCGCACCTCAAATAATCGTGGGATTCTCGGGAACAACCACATGCTCCAAAGCACTATTGTGCCATCTTCGAACCGTGCGTTCTCCCGCACTGAGCTTTCTTGCGATTTGCTCCCAGGTGTAATTGTGTAGGTACCGATAACGTAGGACTATCTGCTCATCCATGTTTTTGACCCCGTCAATAACCACCCTTAATTCCGCCTTAAGCTTTACAAGAAGCTCGATTTCATCGTTGATTTTATCCTCAAGATCCATCACCTTAATAAGGCTCCTTACAAAAGGCGGGTCTGTCGGTCTTGTTCCTCCGTATTTCTCTCCCCAGGAAGGAGAAGAAATACTGGCTGCCATTCTGCGAAGGCTAGCCGCCTCTTCAATGTCGGAGTTGATCCGTTGCTCAAGGCGGTAAGCCTGACTCAAATATTCTCTTGCTCTCATCTGCTACACACCTTTCTAAGCTTTTCCATAATCAGCTCTCCGTCCAAACTCGTAAGGGTTCGATACCACTCGGAGCGGAAGAACCCTTCAAGCTCGGCAAGCTCCTGCTTTGTTCTCTCACAATCGCTTCTTCTCAAGCTCTTCTTATAGGCTTTTCTGTAATCCTTTGCAGCTTGAATAATAATGGCGTTTGCAAGATTCTCATATGCTTGTATATCTGTCATTTCGAGTTCCTCACAGTTTCTCAATCTCGATATAAAGCCCACACGGCTCGTCCGACCACCTTTTCTCAATAATCTCACGAGCAACCTGTGCGTCATCCTTCCAAAATCCGCAAAGTGTCATACAGTCCTTCAGC